GATGGTATGCCAATTCTGCGTATAGAAAAAACCGAAGACGAAGATGAGTTTGATGAAAACTTAGCAGAAGAATTAACAGAAGGACAGCTACAACAAATCTCTGGCGATTTAATTGGCGATTTTGATGACGACGTTAGCAGCAGAAAAGACTGGATGCAGACGTATGTAGATGGCTTGCAACTCCTAGGTATGAAAATTGAAGAGCGTATGGAGCCTTGGCCCGGCGCTTGTGGTGTATATCACCCCATACTAAGTGAAACACTTGTTAAGTTCCAATCCGAAACAATTATGGAGATCTTCCCTGCGCAAGGTCCTGTTAAGACACAAGTAATTGGTAAAGAGACTCCAGAGAAAAAAGATGCTGCTGAGCGTGTCCAAGAAGACATGAACTATCAGTTAACAGAAAAAATGGAAGAGTTCCGTCCCGAGACTGAGCGGATGTTGTGGGGCTTAGGGCTTGCCGGTAATGCGTTTAAGAAGGTTTACTACGACCCAAGCTTAGAGCGCCAAGTTAGTATGTTTGTGCCAGCAGAAGATCTCGTAGTTCCATATGGCGCATCTAGTTTAGAACAATCCCCTCGTGTGACACACGTCATGCGCAAGACCCCCAACGAGCTAAGAAAATTACAGGTTGCGGGCTTTTGGAGAGATATAGAACTTGAAGAACCTACCGATAGTTTTGATGAGGTAGAGAAAAAAATTGCGGAGAAGATGGGCTTTAGAGCTAGCACTGATGACCGCTATAAGATATTGGAAATGCAGGTAAATCTTGACTTAGAAGGTTACGAGGACACCGATGAAGACGGAGAGCCAACGGGTGTAGCGCTTCCGTATATAGTCACAATGGAGAAAAGTAGTGGTACTATCTTGGCCATTCGTCGTAACTGGAGACCAGAAGATGAAACTAAAAAGAAACGTAACCACTTTGTACACTACGGTTATATCCCTGGTTTTGGGTTTTATTGCTTCGGTCTTATTCATCTTATTGGGGCTTTTGCTAAATCAGGAACTTCTATACTCCGCCAACTTGTTGACGCAGGATCACTCTCAAATCTGCCTGGTGGCTTTAAGACCCGTGGGTTGCGTTCCAAAGGAGATGATACTCCGATAAGCCCAGGAGAATTCCGTGATGTTGACGTACCTTCGGGCACAATCCGAGACAACATAGTTCCGCTTCCATATAAAGAGCCGAGTATGGTCTTGGCTGGGTTGTTAGATAAGATCATTGAAGAAGGACGTCGTTTTGCGTCTGCAGCAGACTTACAGATAAGTGACATGAGCGCACAAGCGCCTGTAGGTACAACACTAGCAATTCTGGAGCGTACACTCAAAGTAATGTCCGCAGTACAAGCTCGCATCCATTATGCAATGAAACAGGAACTGAAACTGCTTCGTGACATAATTAGGGATTACACTCCAGAAACCTATGACTACGAGCCCACTGAGGGATCACCTCGTGCTAAACAATCTGACTACGACAACGTCGATGTAATTCCAGTCTCAGATCCAAACGCCGCAACAATGGCTCAGAAGATTGTGCAATATCAAGCAGTCTTACAACTGGCCCAACAAACCCCACAGATTTACAACATGCCGTTCTTACACCGCCAGATGCTAACCGTGCTTGGTATTAAGAATGCGCAAAAGCTAGTTAAGTTGCCAGAAGACCAGAAACCCCAGGACCCCATCACTGAGAATACAAATGTTCTTATGATGAAACCAGTCAAAGCGTTTTTATACCAAGACCATCAGGCGCATATCGTTGTGCACATGTCTGCTATGAAAGACCCTAAGATCATGCAGTTGGTAGGTCAAAACCCTCAAGCACAAATAATACAGTCCGCCATGTTGGCTCACATCAACGAGCACATTGCTTACGAATATCGCAAACAGATGGAAGCAGCTATGGGTGTTGAGTTGCCAAGCCATCCAGATGACGAGGATGCACAGGGTATTCCTGCAGAAATGGAAGTTCAAATATCTCAGCTTGCTGCCCAAGCCGCACAACAACTATTGCAACGCAACACAAACGAGGTTGCCGCACAACAAGCTCAGCAGGCCCAGCAAGATCCTATTATCCAGATGCAACAGCAAGAGCTCCAGCTCAAAGCGCAAGAAGTATCTATTAAGGAGCGCAAACTTGCCGCTGACGCAGCAGCTAAAGCCGATCAGCTTGAGATTGAGAAAGAAAGAATTACGTCTCAAGAGAGAATTGCAGGTTTACAGGCATCTCTCAAAGCACAGAAAGACAACCAAGACCGAGAGGCTAAACAGGAAGAAGCCGGGGCAAAACTTGGTGTCGATATGGCTAAGACATATGCGCAGATGCAGAAAGGCGAAAAACCTAACAAATGATAGAAAAGTATCTTGATCGTGTAGTCCAGCAACTAGACGAGAAAGTAGGACGGCTACAGGAAGCCGTTGGTGCGGGAAGTGCAAAAGACTTCTCTGAGTACCAGAAGATGTGCGGGGAGATTCAAGGTCTTCTTTCTGCCCGTCTATTCATAACCGACCTTAAAAAAAATATGGAGCATTCTGATGACGAATGAAATCCTTATCGGCTCAAACCCCGATAAACCAGAAGTTGTAGGCGCAGTAAGTTTTACAGCAAGTAACGAAGAAAAAGCACGACAGGTTCCAACTCCATCAGGATACAGAGTTCTCTGTGCAGTACCCGAGGTTGAAGAACAATACGAGAGCGGACTAGTAAAAGCAGATCAGACCATTAACTTTGAAGAGAAGCTAGCAACGGTTCTTTTTGTGGTTGAGATTGGCCCAGATTGCTACAAAGACCCCGCTAGATTCCCCACAGGCCCTTGGTGTAAAAAAGGTGATTTTGTAGTTGTCAGACCAAATGCTGGCACTAGATTACTTATCCATGGTAGGGAGTTCCGAATGATTAATGATGATTCCGTAGAGGCTGTAGTACAAGATCCTCGTGGAATTAAACGTGCTTAAGGAGTTATAAATGGCTGAAAACAAACAAGAAATGGAAAATTTTGAGTTTCCCGACGAAGTAGAAATTAAGGGTAAACCCGTAGAAGATGGTGCGGATATTGAGATTGAAATTGAAGACGATACCCCGCCAAAAGACCGGAACAAAGAAGCTATTCCGGAAGAAATGGTTAAGCAGTTTGACGCTGCCGACGACGAAGAAGACCTAGACCCTAAAGCGCAAGCTTTACGTCTAAAGCAGTATAAAAAGGTTTATCACGACGAGCGCAGAGCTAAAGAAGCTGCTTTTAGAGAACAACAAGAGGCTATTAACCTAACTAAACGGTTAATGGACGAGAACAAAAAGCTACGTGAAGCTTACAGTACAGGCGAGAAAACCTATATAGAAACGGTCCAAAACGCCGCTGATTTAGAGATTCAAGTGGCTCAACGTGCTTATAAAGAAGCTCTAGAAACAGGCGACCCGGATAGGATCGTAGAAGCTCAGACTAGACTAAATGAGGCAGGGTATAAAGTTCAGAAAGCTAAAGACTTCAAACCAAGTACTTTACAAATTTCTGAAAATGATGTACAAATGCAGGAAGTGGAGCAACAGCGTCCCAAGATTGATGCCAAAACACAGTCTTGGTTGGACCAGAATCCATGGTATGGTACCAAAAAAGCCATGTCAAGTTTTGCTGTTGGAGTACACGACGAATTAATTGACGAATACGGTAAAGATATTATCGGTTCGGACCAGTATTTTAAACGTATAGACAGAACTATGCGTGAGAAGTTTCCAGAATACTTTGGTATTCCGGAAGAAAAGGCAGAGTCAGCAGAAGAGGTCCAGAAACCTGCTCCAAAAGCTAAGCCAAACACGGTTGTTGCTCCGGCTACAAGAAGTACGTCATCCAAACAGATACGTTTAAAGCAAACGCAATTACAGTTAGCTAAAAAACTTGGATTAACCCCCGAGCAATACGCCCGTGAACTTACAAAATTGGAGGCCCAAAATGGCTGAAAAAAAACTTACTCGTGAATTAGATACCCGTGCAACAAGCGAACGTCCTAAGCAGTGGGCGCCAGCAGAATTGCTCCCTGAGCCTGACAAACAAGCTGGGTATTCGTATAGATGGATTCGTACTTCAACGCTGAATCAGGCGGACCCTCGCAATCTCTCTGGGAAACTAAGAGAAGGCTGGGAACCTGTAGGAATTGAAGAACAACCTAAGTTTCAACTGCTAGTTGATCCCAATAGTCGCTTTAAGGACAATATTGAGATTGGCGGGTTATTGCTTTGCAAGACTCCAGAAGAATTTGTTGCTCAACGTAATGCACATTACCAAAAGCAA